GCTTTTTGTGCTATTCTTTTCATAGAAGCTATCCCTTTCTGTGATTGGTTTGTTAGCACTTACCATTTTACCACAGTTAGGGGTCAGCTTCTTCTTTTTTTAGACCATATCATTGTACACTATACAAAAAGGAAAACGGTTGTATTTCCATCTACGAGGCCCCGAAAAAGAAATATCCCTATGTGATAGGGGGAGACACCGCCGGAGAGGGCTCAAACTTCTTTGCCGGCCAGGTGCTGGACAACACCACCGGCAAACAGGTGGCTGTGCTGCACCACAAGTTTGACGAGCCCTATTACGCCAGGCAGATGTACTGCCTGGGCATGTACTACAACAAGGCCCTCATCGGCATAGAGACAAATTTCTCCACATACCCGGTTCGGGAGCTGGAAAGGCTGGGATACCCGAAGCAGTATGTCCGGCAGGCAGAGGACACATATACCCACAAATTGAAAGAGTCCTTTGGCTTCAAGACCACCAGGGTGACCAGGCCGTTGATCATATCGGGCTTGGTGGACGTTATGAATGAGACTCCGGAGCTGGTGAGAGATTACAAGACCCTGGGTGAGATGCTGACCTTCGTTAAGAACGAGCAGGGCCGTCCGGAGGCCATGGACGGAGAAAATGACGACCTGGTATTGGCGTTGGCAATCGCCCATTACATACGTCCCCAGCAGGCATACACCGTAGCGGAGAACGAAGCTCCCAGGGTGGAGTGGACCAGGGACATGTGGGAGGACTACACCAGGGCGACTCCTGAGCAGAGAGAGTATCTGATTGAGAAATGGGGGAAGCCCCGTTAGCAGATAGTATTGAGCAGACAGCAGGAAATGGACGAGGTTCGGGGCGTAAAGGCAAAAAGGTTTTTGCCTTGGGATCTCGCCCCCTACGGGGTGAGGATTTATGGAGGGTGTTATGGACAAGAGTGAAAAGCTGGCGATGTGGCAGGAGAGGCTGGCAAGGAATGAAGCGGCCTATTGTGATGAGATACAAAGGATGGATACCCGGGAGTCTCTTTACAGGGGCTCCACGGAGTTAAAGCCATTGACGGAACTGGATGTGGAGGATGATGGGAAACACAAGAGGACCCCCCACAGGCGCAACATCATCATGGAGAATATCGAAAGCCAGATAAGCTCCGCCATACCTCAGCCGAAGGTGAGGCCCCTCAGGGGCTCCATAGACGAGGCCAAGGCCAGGCTGATTGAGGACATGATCCGGAACGAATTGGACCGGCTGCCCATGGAAGAGATAAACGACATGATGGAGCGTATTGTTCCCATCCAGGGCGGTGGCGCGTTCCTGGTGGAATGGGACAACACGAAAAGGACCCATTTAACCATAGGGGAGATAGCCTTAACCTTCCTACACCCGAAGCAGGTCATACCCCAGGACGGTGTATATACGGGCATAGAGGATATGGATTACATCATAGTCAAGCTGCCACAGACCAAGGGCTATATCAAGCGCAGGTATGGCGTGGACGTGGACGATGAGTCCGAGACAGAGCCTGAATCAAGGGGGCCTCGGAGGTATCTACAGCTGAAGATATGGTGACCCAGTATGTGGCCTATTACAGAAACGACAGCGGCGGGATAGGTATATACAGCTGGGTGAACGATACGGAGCTGGAGGACATAGAGGACTACCAGGCCAGGAGACTGGAGTGCTGCGCGGGGTGCGGCGCCACAAAGCAGATTGCCGGGGAAAAGGTGACCCGCGTCAAGGAGAGTGACCAGCTGGAGGAAGGCGTTGCCGCGGCCGCCATGGCCGGGCTCATAGCCTCCGGAGAAGGGGAAGAGTATCCCGCAGGCCTGCCTTTGGAGAGGGATGCCGTTATCACTGAGACGATTGAGGTCCGGGAGGGCATATGTCCATACTGCGGCTCGGAGGAGTGGACCGAGGGCGAGGAAGAATATGAGGAAATCTATCAGGGCTTTGTGACCAGCGGCGGTGTGCGGGTACCTGGCGGCACCTTCAAGCTGGACGAGAACGGCAAGCCCTATCTGGCACCGACAAAGATACCCTTTTACAAGCCCAATGTATATCCCATCGTATTGCAGAAAAACACATCCGTGTTCGGTAGATTTTTGGGAGAATCCGATGTGGATAAGATTGCGGACCAGCAGAACACGGTAAACCGTATGGAGCGGAAGATAATCGACCTTCTCATATCCGCCGGGTCCGTGATAACCCTGCCGCCCCGGGGCAAGTTCAATGTGGACCCAAAGGACGCAAAGAAGATATATCTGGATACGGTAGAGCTTTTACAGTTCATAAAGAAATTCGATTTTACGGGTGATATTACGCCCCATATGGTGTTTCTGGAGCAGGCCTATGAGGAGGCCCGGCAGGTCCTGGGCATAACGGACAGTTTCCAGGGCAGGCGCGATCCCACGGCCAAGAGCGGTATAGCCAAGCAGTTTTCAGCGGCCCAGTCCGCTGGCAGGCTGGAATCCAAGAGAGTGATGAAGGACGCGGCTTACGCAAGGTTGTTTGAGCTGATATTCAAGTTCAAGCTGGCCTACGCGGACGAACCCCGGCCAGTTGTGGCCACTAACGAAAAGGGTGAACTTCAGGACGAGATTTTTAACAGGTACGACTTCCTGGAGGTTGATGAGGCCGGTGAATACTGGTGGAATGATTTATTCTTATTCTCCTGCGACACTTCGGCGCCGCTGGCGAACAACCGGGAGCAGATGTGGGAGAACACCACAGCCCAGCTGCAGGCGGGATGCTTCGGGGACCCGACCAGCACTGAAACCCTGGTACTGTACTGGACAAAGATGGAGTTGTTACATTATCCCGGAGCGGCCGAGACGAAGAAATACCTGTCCGACAGGTTGGCCAGGGAGCGGGAGATGGCAGAGAGGCAGATGGAGGTGCACAACCAACAGTTGGCCATGGAAACCATAAGGCAGGCCAGGGAAGACGCCAGGCGTGACGCGGGTGCCCCTGGAACCGGGCAAAGGCCGGTATCAGAGCGGCCGCGTACAGAAAACCTGATGTGACGGACCTTCAGTTAACAAGAGGATGCCGCCCCCCCCACGGACGGGGTTCGGGGCGCCAGGGATGTCGCCCCATGCGGGGGGATTTAGAAGTATTGAACGAAACTTTACCCATCGGAAGAGGGCAAAAATCCGAAGTCGTTTTGGGAGGTGAGAATGTGAAGAAAGGATATATCGGGAAGATTAAGAACTCTGGCAGCCAGGTAGTTAAGGCTCCTAACCAGAGCGCTGTCCCGAAGAAAAGGACGGTAAAGACCGGAACGGACCTCCGGGCCGGCAAGAAGTAGCAGATAAGTTATACAGGATAACAACTACTACCCATCGGAAAAGGGCAAAAATCCGCATAGATTTCATAAGCGACAGCGAGGGGAACTTTAGGAAGGAGAGCTATGGAAAACAATGATCTTATGGAGATCTTCGGCCTGACCGAAGATGACACCCATGGAAAAGGGCAAAAATCCGAAGCTAAGGGCTCTGACAATGAGGATGAGAGCCTGGACAACAGCCCTGCAGACAACGAAGAGGGCAAAGATGACAACGATTTAGACGATGATGATCTGGGCGAAACCGGTGATGAGGATCTGGGAGAAGGTTCCGGGGAAGCGGACGATGAGGAGCCTGAGGACAAGGAAGGCGAGGAATCCGAGGGAGACAAGGACGACAAAAAAGGCGGCCGCAGCGCGAAGAACGCTGAGCGCCGCCGGCAGAGGAACCGGAGGATAAAGGAGTCTCAGCAGAAACTGATTGACGAGGCTGTGAGCAAGGCTCTGAAAGAGCACCAGGAGCAGACAAGGCAGATCATGGATGCCTTTGTGGTATCTCTGGGCCTGAAAAACCCTCGTGATAACAAGCCCATAACCACTTTAGAGGAGCTCAATGAGTACCAGAAACATAAGGAGAGGGAGCAGCTGGAGAAGGACCTGCAATCCGGGAAGATAACCCCTGAGCATATCCGGAAGATTGTGGCGGACATGCCTGAACTCCAGCGGCCCGCCAAAGAAGAAAAAGCTCCTGAGGAGGACCCCCAGGTCAAGGCGGCCATAGAGGCGGACATAAAGAGAATAAGTGAGCTGGATCCCTCCATAAAATCCATAGAGGACTTTGTGAAGATGGAAAACCATGACCGCTTTTATGAGCTGGTCAAGAGGGGGAACAACTTCTATGACGCGTTCTGCCTTGCCAACATGGACAAGCTGGTAGAGATGAAGGCAAAGGCGGAGGCCAGGAAAAGAGCGAATCTGGCCAACAGCAAGGAGCACATGAGGCGCAAGTCATCCCGGGGCCAGGGAGCCGTGACGGTGCCCCCGGACGTGATGGCCCTGTACAGGGAGCTCATGCCGGACGCCACAGAGGCCGAGATACAAAAGCACTACAACAAGCAACTGAAGAAATAAACTGCCGCGATAAGGCGGCAGGAGCAAAAAGGACTGTGTCCGGAAAGGAAGGAACAATGTTCAGAGTACATAAGACGAAAGATGGATCCGTGCCGCCTATAGAGTACCTGCCGGCGGAGGCGATTACTCCGAAAATCGGAATGCTGCTCGAATTTGACGCAACGTCGCACCAGCTGCAGGCCAGCACGACCACAGCCCAGTACATATGCATGGCGGAGGCCGGGTCCGCAATCACGGCGGGGACCCTGATACCCGTCATAGCAATCGACAGGGATACCATATACGAGACCCAGCTGGACGGCAATACAACGCTGGACCTGGGCCAGACATGCGACATAGATGCCACCAGTCTTTTGGCTGACGGTGACGGAACTACCAACGATGACCTTCTCATAGTCGGTATGGAGGGCAGCTCCGAAGGCGACAACATCTATGTCAAATTCGTGAAGTAGGAGGAAAAAGAGATGGCAGGAATTACATTTACCGAAGGCTCGGGCCTTAACGACAGCATATTCGGGAAAAGCCAGGCCCCCATCAGGATGTTCCTGGAGAAGCGGGGAGAGGCCTTTGAGCAGCAGAGCATTATCAAAGAAATATTCTCCATGGGCACATCCAGGCACTATGGAGAAAAGATGACCTCCATGACCGCCATGGACGGCTTCCAGGCCGTGGGCGAAAACGGGGCCTATCCCGTGGACAACATGCAGGAGGGCTACAGCAAGACCCTGGAGCACATGACCTGGAAAGACAGCTTTTCGTTGTCCCGTGAGATCATCGAGGACTCCAAGCTGATGGACCTCCGAAAGAAGCCGGCCGCTTTTATAGCTGGCTATTACCGCACCAGGGAGAAATTTGGGGCCGCCCTCATCGGCGGGGCTATCAAGGCCCAGAGCTCTATCGTGTTTGCAGGCAAGTCCTTTGACACAACCTGTGCTGATGGAAAAACTCTTTTCCATGTAGAGCACCCCAGCAAGGTGGCCAAGAAGGTTTCCCAGTGCAACCTTTTCAAGGACGCATTCAGCGTGGACGCCCTGTCCGCGATGGAGACGGTAATGCAGAACTTCAGGGGCGATAACAATGAGATCCTGGACGTGGCTCCGGATACCATAGTTATCCCGAACCTTTTCACCCTGAAGAAAGCCGTGTTTGCGGCCATCGGAGCCGACAAAGACCCCAACACCGCCAACAACGGGTTCAACTATCAGTATGGCCGCTGGAAGGTGATAGTGTGGTCGTATCTCAACCAGTTCATCGCGGCCAGCACCGCACCCTGGATACTGCTGGACAGCAGGTATAACCAGGAGTACGGCGGCGCCGTATGGCTTGACAGGACCAATCTGGAAGTACGAAGCACCCTGGACGAGAACACCGACGCCAACATGTGGAGAGGTTACGCCAGGTTCATAGCGGGCTTCAATGACTGGCGGTTTGCGGCGGTGGGCGGAGTTTCCACCGGCAACGATCTGCCGGCGGCTTAAAGCCAAGGCAGACCTTGGCTTGGGATAAATCAGGGGGGCGTTTCATTATGCGCCCCCAGATGAAAACACGGCAGGACTGTGTTCGCCCGGTCTTTCAATTTACGCAGGCGGCAAAATATTGCTAAGCATGAGTGGCCTTCCCCTCAGCGCTGCATCCTTGGGATGCCGCCCCCCACGGGGGACGAGGGTACGGGGCGTAAAGGCAAAAGATTTTTGCCTTGGGATGTCGCCCCCTACGGGCGAATACAGTCTGCTCTTATGGGAGGATTATGAGATGAGCACATTCACACGATTTACACACTTGGCGGCCCAGGGTGACTTCAGGGTGAAGGGCAGGGCCGATAGTTTCGTCAGACTGGTGAAGGTGGGGACAGTTTTATTTGGCGCCACATCCGGGCAGGCGGCGACACTTTACACATTGGCGCCGGGTGCGATACTGCTTGAAGTCATATGTGACGTGACCCAGGCTTTCAACTCGGGAGATTCGGATTCTCTTACCATTGGAGCGGGAGCCGAGGCGGACGCTCTGATGGGAGCGGACGACATCACCGAGACCCAGGTGGGCACGTATCGCAAGGATGCCTGGGTTATCGGCGGGGCTGAAGGGACGGCCATAACCGCTACGCTGACGAAAGCGGGAACCGCAGCAACCAAGGGGAAAGCGGATATATACGCCCGGATAGTTGACAGGCTATAGGGCGGACTCCCGCCCTGCAAAAGGAGCAAGCCATGAAGCTGAAAGATGTGATAGAACACGTTGACGAGTTAAGGCCGGGCAATCCCTGTTCCGATGACATGAAGACCAATTGGATAAACAATCTTGAGTCCCGGATCCAGACGGAGGTGTTCCTTCTGGGCCCCGGGGAGCTCATAAGTTACGACTATGGGGAGGACGCGGAAAAAGAACTCCTTGTTGGGCCGCCCCATGATGACATGTACTGCACATACCTGCAGGCCATGATTGACTTTGCCCAGGGCGAGTATAAGCAATATCACAATACCATAACCATGTACAACGCCATGTGGGCAAGTTTCGCCGCCTGGTTTTACAACACATACAATCCTGTGGAAGCAAGGACGGCGGAGCTGGGGACGGTATCCAGGGAGAACGTGGCCTTATGTACCCTTCCCCCGTATTCAATACTGACGAGGCTG